GCCTTGATCGCTATCGAGCTCGGCTAGTGCCGCAGATGCGCGTCGACTCTGGCGCATCTGCGGCATCACCTCGAACGGTGCTCGGCTGTGTTGGCAGCGAGCATTGCTGGCTCAGCCAAAAACGAAAAAGGCCCGCATTTCTGCGAGCCTTCAAATCGTGGTGCCGGCACCAGGAGTCGAACCCGGGACCTACTGATTACAAGTCCGCGCTGCGCTCCAGGTGCGACGCTGAAAAGGCGCTGATCCCTTTGTTTTCAAAGATATATGACTATATGCGTTGGCCATTTTGCTAACGGGTGTGGACGTTATGTGGACGCTCGGCATGCCGCCTCATTTCACGTCACAACAAAACCTTTCACAACGTGCAATTGCCTCTCACCCGCTGAAGCCCGCTCACCTGCTGGGCTGAGCCTGTCCTTTCACCACTCACTCCGTTTGCATTAAAAACACTCGCAAAGCCCGTCGGCGGGAGGGGGATAAGTGCGTTTTGGCGCTGGGTTTTCGGGCGGGGGGATTTTTCGGACTCGGTGGTCCCAGGCGGTTGCGGTTCCGCTCGGCCCGGGTGCGCCTTCGGTTATCGCCTTCGTTGAACCGAGTACTCACGTCGCTGCCAGTAGCTACCGCCACCCGGCAAGGGCACGCGGATGGGTTGGACGACCAGTTCGTATTCCGGCTCGGCGGGTTTGTGTTTCGTCTCGTTCTGGTGAGTCATGGCTACCTCTGATAGCTGTGGTGGTTTCAGAGGAGATGCTAGCGGTACTGCGGAAGGGCTTTTCGTGGGGGTTTCCCATTTGGCGGGACAACAATGCAGGAGCAAAAAGGCCCGCTAGATTGCGGGCCTCGATATCGTAGAAGCGACTGCTGGGTTCAGCGGTTGGGTCTGTAGTCGCTCGCCGCGATTGCGCCAACCAAGGTGACCAAGCAAGCCGAAATGGCCTCGTACAAAGACCTAAACCTATCGGTATCGATTGGCACCACTGATCCAACCCAAGGGCCCAGGCTGGGGACTGCCTCCGCATCCTTCGGGGACACTTGTCCGTTTCGATGAACTAGCACGTTTCGAAGCCGACTCGCTTCTGCGAGCTTAGCGGCCAGTTGCGGATTTGCAGGTATCTGAATGCCGATGATGACGAAAGCCGTTCGGATTCGCTCGAACAGATCCACTCCACCTTCTGGGGTGGAGTTCTTGGCAACTGTATCGATCTTCTGCGCAATCTCCAGACAGATGCTGTCTGACCATGGCCACGCTTCGATCGGATATAAGTGGGCTTTCCGAATTGCGCTTACGGCCATTGACGCGGCTTTGGGGTCAGAGCGAACGAACGCGGCGAGAGTGTCTTCAATCCCGGCTTCGAAAGCCGCCCACATTCCTATAAATGAGTGGACATGCAGCTCGTGGTAATCCTGGCTACGCATCTCTTTGGCCCAAGGGCCAACTTCGCCCGGATCCGGCTCGGATATGCGTAAACAGCGGCGGTAGTTCCCCGCCAGTAGAAACTCTTTCACGACGTAGGAACTGGCTAGGTGGACGGAATAGAACATCCAACCCGTTTCAGGGCTCGTCCCAAGTCTCGGTTTGTTTAAGCTGGCCATTCAAATCCTTATGGTTTGGTCTGATGGCTATAGGCCACCACGCGAGGCGATTCTAGCCGCATGATCCATACGGGTCACAAGGTAATCGGCTTCAGCCGCCCCGCCAGCGCCGCCGCCGTCCCAGCCTTCGCCGTAAACCCACTCGCATCGCCCGGGCTCGGCGTCGGCCCGGGCTGATGGGTATGCCCGGCCAGCTGAGTGTTCATCGCTTCCACCAGGTCGAGCAAATCACACACCACCTGGAGCAGGTTCACGTTGGCAGAGCCCAGCCACGTCTGTGGCGCAATGCTGCGGCGAATGCCCTGGATGCGCTCCTGCATATCGCCGCCGATCGTGGCGTTGTGCTTCTGGCCCACTACCAGGTTGAGGTCGCGGCCGGTGGCCTGGTGCAAGTCGTCCACCGCGGCGAGGCTGGCGGATCCGCCGGATAACAGCTTGAGCGCGCCCAGTGCCTCGACTTTCTTGATGCCACCCACCGATTCGGTGGAGTGGTCGTCCACCTCCACCGTGTGGTTCTGGTAGCGCTCGGTGTTGCCCAGGGCTTCCACCCGGCGCTCGACCGCCTTGTCCTCGATCTTCCCGTCCGTCTGGCGCAGCCAGTTGCCGTCGGCGTCCACGCGCTGCTGGCAGGCCTCGCTGTGCTGCCACACCTGGTCGCCTTTCGGCACGCGCGGCAGGCTCAACCCGTGCGGCAGCACGGTCTGGATGAATGGCTTGTGGGGCAGGCCATAGGCGAAGCACACCACCACCACCGTGCCTTCCTCTGCGAAGCCGAAGAAGCCCGCCTCCTGCCCGCCATTCGGCGCCGGCAGCGGCACGCTGGAAAGAATCGGCAGATCCGGATCGGGCTCACCGTCCGGCAGCAGCACCTCCACGTCCACGGCGAAGCGTGGGCGGAAGTCGTCGCACAGGCCAGGCGCCGCCGGCGCATCCGGTACCGCCACCACGCGGCCGAAGCGGGGCAGGTGGTAGCCGCCGGTCAGCTCGGGGAATTGCCGCTCTACGCTGCGGCGGATTGCGTCGTCCATCGGATGGCCATCTTGTTGTCGGCGAGCGTCACGCTGGTGATGCGCTCGCCCTGGTTGATCGATGCACCAGGCCGCAGGCCGGGCAGGGCCGCGATCATGGCGCTCTGGTTGCCCTGGTATCCGTCGAACAGCTCGACCGGCAATTGCAGCGGTGCTCGAGCACCGAAGAAGCTGTCCGCCCAGCTGCCGGCGAACAGCTCGCCGTCGCCCTGCTGCTGCCAGATGAAGTCGGGTATGTTGAACACGCGGGCCAGACTGTCCATCGCCTGGTATCCGGCGGCCAGGCTGTAGAAGAAGGGCGCCTTCACCTTTGCATAGGACCGCTCGGGCACGCGGAAGCGGAGCCCGGTTTTCTCGCTGACGGCAGCGAGCACCATCGTCATGTCGACATGGCGCAGGTTCATCGGCATCGGGTTCGCCAGGATCGCCGCCAGCTCTCGGCACATCAGCACCTGCTGCACACTGTTGGCCGCGGTGCAGCGCTCCACGTAGCCGATGAAGTGGCGCTGCAGCGTCGCTTCGTTGTAGCCGATGTCGAGCGTCACCAGCCCCTTCACCGGGGCATCGGCCTGGATGGTGAACGAGGCGCGGCCAGGGCTTTTCAGCTCCAGTCGCACCTCGTCCTTGACCAGCGGGTAGGCGGTACCGGCGATGGTCAGCACCTTGTGCAGCTTCATGCTCATGCTGTGCCGCCCAGGTAGTTGTCCAGCTTCTTCAGCGTCGCCTCGAAGCCGGTGAGTTCCTGCCCAGGTGCGGCTGATCCATCGCCGGCGGCGGTTGCGGTCGAGCTGACCGACTGCCCGGGCGCGGACTGGCTGGTGACCGCGTTGGGCTGGCGGCGTTTCTCCACCCGCTCGGGGTTGGAGAGCTTTTCTGCCAGGGTGAACTGCACCCGCCAAGCGGCCAGCGAATCGTCCTCACGCGCGCTGACGCCATCGGAGAACTGCACCTGGCGCACGCCGAAGGCCGTGGCGGTGTCGTTCACGATGCGGTACGTCTTCAGCTGTCCGCCGCCTTCGGTGGCCTCAGCCAGGCGCATCAGGTCGCGCAGCTGCACCTGGTCGACGAAGGGGATCATCAGCGAGACGGTCAGCGTCTTCGGCTTGAAGCCCTTGTGCGCCGCCGTGCTGTTGCTCGTCTGTCCGGACATGTCGTCGCTTTCGATGCGCAGGTTGGCCGTGATCTTCAGGCCTTTGCCCTGCACCTTTTCACCGTCGAGCAGTAGCGTCATAGGCCTACCAGCTCCCGTACAAAGCTCAGCCCATCCAGCGAGCCCACCAGCAGCAGGCCCGCGCTCAATACCCATTCATGCCCGGGCGCATCACCCTCGAGCAGCTGCCGGCGCAGCTCGCTGGCATCGCCAGGGCCGATCAGCCGGGCGCGCATGCTGGTGTCGGCGCTGCCGTTGGCCAGCAGTGCCTTCAGGTCCGCCAGCTGCTGATCGCGACCCTGCTGTTGGCTGGCCTTGCGGCTGGCCAGCGCGGCGAGGTCCGCCATCGGCGAGCTGTCGGCGGCGTAGCTCTCCAGCACTGCCAGCTGGCCGGCGATGGATTGCTTGGCCGCCTTGGTCACCGTGCAGCGCTCCAGCGGCAGCGCGCCCCAGCGGGGCAGCGGGCCAGCGCTGGGCATCTCCCACTTTTCCGCCTCGAGGCGCGACAGGTGTCGGGCACGGCGCTCAGTGCGCACCAGGTCCGGTACCGGCAGGAGCGCATTGAAGCGCGCCAGGGTGTCGGCCAGCTGGTCGAAGCGGGTGGAAAGGAACAGCAGGGAAAGGGCGTACTGCGGGCCGCTGGGCTTGCCCTGGTCGGATGGGTCCACCAGCTTGCCGGCGAGCTGCTGCAGCAGGTTCGGCGCCGACAGGAAGCGCTGGTTACCGCGCCCCTGGCCGATGCCGCTCTGGAACGGCGTCACCGCCAGGCACGCAGGCGCCTCGCCCAGCTGGCTGCCCAGTGCGGCGCGCCCGGTGGCGATGGCACCGGCGGCCGCGCCGCCTACCGGTCCCGGGTTGGTGGTAGCCAGCCCGTCGAGCCCGGCGAGCCGCTGCGCCGTGCTGGCCAGTTCGCCGCCGGCGAGGTTCTTGGCGTCGTCGAGCTCTGCCATCCACTGTGTGGCCTGCTCGGGCCAGCGCATGGTCACTGGGGCCCAGGTCATTCAGGTAGGACCAGCTCTGGCAGCTCAGCAATCAGCTCTTCTGTAGACGGCTGCTCACGTGCGCCGGCCTCCACGTCCGCCTGCACCTGGTAGCAGTGCGACCAGCACGCATCCATCCACTCGCCGTAGGCGACGCCCTCGGCATGGAACGGCGAGTTTGGCAGCGCGGCGCGCAGGGCGGCGGACTGGATGCCGTCATAGTTTCGCTCGGCTGCGACGCTATCCATGTGCTGCTGTACGGCGTCGGTCATGTGCCGGAGCAGGATGCCCTTGCGGGCCTCCATCTCCTTGGCTTGCGCCTCCAGAAACTCGTCCTCGGTCAGCACCGCCAGAATGCCCGGCACGTTCGTGTCGGTCTCATCGGAGCAGGTGCCGAAGAAGGTCGGCATGAGCGTGGGGTACTCGCTTTCGAGGGCGAAGGCGAACGCCAGGCCGCCCACTCGCGGCATGGCGGGGCCGCCGCGGGCGGGGGCCTGCGTCACCGACAACCCCGTCACCGCGTCCACATACGTATATTTCACAAACATTCGGGGAACTCCTGCTAAACCGCGCAGAACGCGGGCTGTAACGGGTTAAATGTTAGATTTTGATCCTGCGAACAGGGCGGACCGCCATGGTCGTGGGCTTCGTGTAGCCCTCCTGATCACCGTTCGAGAAATCTTGCGACCACGCGGCGTCGGTGAACGGGGCAGGATGCTGGCTCGATGACCAATACCTGCCAGCTACGAATGCCTCCGTACCCCCAGAACGAAACGCTACGGCGGCGGTCTGGGCCGGAGAGCCGGCCGTGTAGGCATCACCGACCGGCACGCTATTAGCGTTCGAACCCATTGCCCCCGTTCCGCGCTCCCCCGTTGCGTTTGCGGTTGTGGTGGGTTTCAGGTTGCGGTACAGCACCTCAAGCTCGTCTTGCGCGGGCAAATACCAATCAGAGAAACCACCGCCAGCATAAGCACGACAATACTGCGCCGCAGGGTGCGAGCTGTCGTTCATGGCGTTGCTGTTGGACAGGCCATCATGCGTACTCGTTGTCCCGGACGTTGCGCTATTAGCGGTCTTAAGCTGCTTGGAAGCCGAGGCGGCTTTAGGGGCTACGATGATTAGATAGTCCCCATCGGAAAACTTAATCTTGCCTCCGTAATAACCCCCCCCGTATGGCTCTCCAGGCGTGGTCGGTAAAAATACTGCCTTCGTTGTCACCGCGATCTCAGCCCACGCGCTTTCACCGTAGTTGTAGGAGCGATGGCGCGCACGGATGTAGTAAGGCATCGAGACCAGCAGATAACCGGGCGGCACGCTGATCGATGTTTTGTTCGTCGCATCAAACCCGGAAGACCAGACGAGCGTGCCGGCACCACCCGCCGCAGTGCGAATCTCCCAATCGGTCGACTGGTGGTTATCCGTGCCGCCTGAAACCAGAAACGCGCTGGTGGTCAGGGTCGGGGTTTCGCCAACGTCCGCCGCGCCATCAAGTGGCGCCGAGAACGTCGGCTTATTCACGTAGACCGCCGCCGTATTGAACGCCACCGCCGCCGACCAGGCCGAGGCCAGCGTCGTGCCGACGTAGCGCGCGCGGGCGTAGTAGCGGGTGGCCGGGTCCAGACGTATGCCCAACGCCGCAAGGCTGATCGCGGTCAGGTTGTCCGCGCCCTGCTGATCGAGCAGCAGGTCGGTGAACCCCACGTCGCGTGCGAGCTGCCAATGGGTTTCGGCGTGGCTGTCATGGCCGGCCGGAAACACCGTGAACGCAGTGGCCTGTAGATTCGGCTCGAATGACACATCAACTGCGCCATTGGCCGGCGAGGTGATGGCCGGCTGATCGATTGTCGCCGCGCCCACCGGCACCTTGAACGTCGCCTTCGCCGCGCCTCGGCGCACCTCCAGTGTGGCCAGCCCCTCCGGCGTTTCGGCGGGCACATCCAGCGTCAGCACGTCGCCTGCAAGCGTCACGCTACCCACGGTGCTGCTCGCCTGATACACCGCAAACGCATCGAAATCGGTGATCTGGTACGTGTTCGAGCTGCCCGGGTAGACCAGCACCGGTCCATCCAGGCTCACGCTCTGCGGTGGGTTCCAGGATGCCGCGTCCACCTTCTTTTCCAGCTCTGCCTGCAGCGCGGCGATCTGCGTATTCATCGCCGCGAACTGCGCGGTGAAGTCGAACTGCCAACTCGCCGCCGGCACCTCGATGCCGGTCAGGCTCTGCGCCCCGTCGTACTCCAGGACGATGTTGCGGGTCAGGTTGTTGCCGGTCTGCAGTGGCGGCAGCTCGCGGCGCTTCTGCTGCCGTGGCACGTAGGCGGCGATCAGCAACACGTCTTCGGTCGTCTGCAGCCCGATCCAGTTGAAGTCGAAGTCGCCGATGTTGGTGCCCATCAGCAAGCTGTAGACCACCTGGTTAGGACCCAGGTAGCCCTCGCGCGTCAGCTCACCGTTCGGCCCCGCGGCGCCGTCGCGGCTGATGTCCACGCTGTAGACGATCTGCTCAGCCGGCGGCAAGCCGGCCTCTCGGTCGACGGGCTGAGTGGTGTCCAGCCCGGGCAGGTAGGCCAGTACGAAGCGCGCGACCTCGAGCGGCTGGCGGGCGGCCTGTTTCTGGGCGATCAGACGCTCGCCGGCAATGGTGATGCTTGCCCCCATGGGGAACTCCTTCAGCGGGTGACCAGCGTCATCTGGTCGTTATTGAATTCCAACGAGGCCACCGAAACGCTGACCGCCTGGGTGGTATCGAACCGGGCGACCAGGGTCAGCTGGTCGCTGTTGATCTCGGAAGCCGACAGGCGCAGCACGACGGCGGACGTGCCGACGAACTCATAGCGCCGGCACGTGCGGCCGTAGTACTGCACGATCAGGCTCAGCAGCTCGGGGTTCTCGGAGAGTTGCGAATCGCTCAGGTGCAGTTGCACCACGTCCCAGTCCCGATCGGGCAGGCGCTCCTCGATGCGCACGTAGCCCACGCCCAGGCGCTGCATGATTCGCTTGAAGCCGGCGACGGAGCCGGCGTCCACCGCGTTGACGAAGGCGTGTTTCACGCGCAACCGGTAGAGCGCCTCGGGCTCGCCCTTGAAGCGGGTGATGTCCCGCTGCCAGGCCAGCAGGTCCAGCACCACCAGGTGGCAGGTGTCCGCGTCCATCTGCAGCAGCGGCCAGCGCAGCCAGCCCTCGACCTTTGCCCACCAGGACGTGGCCGCGGCCTTGAGCTTGGTCAGCTCGGTACCGGCGAGCCAGAACGGCAGTTCGAGCTTGATCATCGGCACACCTCGCCGGGGAACTTCGCCACCCGGCGCCGGTCATTGCGTGTGACGGCCGGCCGGTCGGACGCCCCTCCCCATAGGTTTTCGCCGGTCGCCGTCTTTCCTCCCTTACGCATTCACCACCTCCAGGCTCTGGATACGGGGGATGCTCAGCTCGGACATGATGTCCGCATTGGCAAAATCCAACGACTCGATTCCCGGGAACTGCTGATGCAGCTCCTCGCCCAGGCGGCTGAATGAAAAGCGCGCCTGCGGGTAGGTCAGCGTCGGTTGGTAGTCGCGCTGCGTGCTCTCGCGGAAGGCCGCTCGAACAAACAGCTCCACCTCATCGCGCAACGTTTCGCGCTGCGCGGTGGTCAGCGTCGAGCGCGGCCAGATCGTCAGGCTGATGTCGTGCAGGGTTTCCGGCATCGCCATCACCAGCAGGTCATCACCATGGCCGTGGTTGCCGGCATCGCGGATATGCGCGTTGATCTGCGCCAGGTACGTCTCGGCGGGCACGCCGGCTTCGAACAGCACGTAGGCATTGGCGCTGCCGGGGCCGCGCGGTGCGCCGTGCTCGAAGTACACGCCATCAGGGCTTACGCCCGGGAAGGCGGCGATCAGCGCCCGGTACACCGCATCGGTGTGCCACTGGTTCACCGCGGACCATTGGTTGCGCACACGCAGGCGCAGCTGGTCGTCGGGCTCCTGGTCGGCGCCTGGCTGCGTCAGCCAGCCGTCGGCATTCACCACCTGGACGATGCCGGGGATCGGCTCCGGCAGGATTGCGTAGTAACCGGGCGCCAGGTTGTAGCCGCTGCCAGCTTCCTGTGCCCTGGCAGGCACGCTGGCCTGCTGCTGGCCATCGACAAAGCTCGCCGCCGCGGTGGTCACCAGCACATACACCGTGCCGTTGATGGGGGCCGACTGCACGCGAGTGCCGGCTGGCACCTCCAGGGCGCCGTCGGGCGTGCCGCGGGTCAGCAGCAACGTGCCGACCGCGCGGGTCGCGGGCTTACGCTCCACATTCACCGCCCAGGCCAGCATGTCCAGCCAGGCGCCGGTGGCGGTTTTCACGAAGAAGTTCGGCAGCACCGTGCCGGTAACGAATTCCAGCAGCCACAGCACGGGCTTGGTCACCAGGGCGGTGACGACGCGCCAGAACGGCGAATAGGCGCTGGTGTTGCTCAGCTGGCTGCCCTGGGCGGTCACCTCACTTTCCCAGGCTTGGCGCAGGCCCGCCTCGGTGGTGGGGATGCCCGCATCCATCAGCGCTTGTTTGAAGTCCACGTCGCTCACAGGGCCACCTCGATGCTGCCAAATTTCAGGGTTTTGGCGGTAACCAGGTACTGGCCTGGCTCCACCTGGGTGATCAGTGCGGTGCCGGGTACCAGGCGCTCGTCGGCCTCCACCAGCAGCTCCATCTGCTGGATGCAGTCGCGTTGGCGCAGCCGGTCGCGCTCGGCCACCAGCGTCACCAGCAGGCCGCTGTCGCGGATCATGTGGGCGATGTCCTGGGCGATGCTGGCGCGGTCGTCCACCAGCAGCGGCTGGCGGGACAGGTCCAGCACCAGATCGTTGTCGGCGATCAGCAGGTCGATGTAATCGCTCATCCGCCCACCGCCATGCCCAGCATGTTTTCCAGCTCGAGCGGGCTCATCGCCTTGCCGGTGTGGATCTCGACTTTCTCAACCCGGGTGCCCTTGTCCTGGTTGCTGGTGTTCTGAATGCTGGTCAGCAGGCCGCCCGGCGGCACCGCGTTGGCGCGCTGCGGCGCAAGCGCGGCCAGCGGCTCGTTGATGCGTTGCTGGGTCTGCTCGGCCTGCGCGGCCGGCATCGGTGCGAGCACCAGGGGCGGTGCGGCTGGCGTGGTGGACGGCAGCGCCTGGCGCATTGCACGGTCAATCGCCGGCGTGCTGGGCGGCTGTGTCGCGGTCAGCGCCGGTACTTCCGGCATGGCGCCAAGCTTCGCGTCGATCTCCACACCGGGGATCTTGTTCAGCATTGCGATCAAGCCATTGATGGCGTTGTGGAAGATCGCGACGATGCCGTCCCAAGCGGCCTTGGCCATGCCACTCCAGCCGCCCATGGAGGCGAACCAATCGGAAAGGGTGGTCAGCTGGGCCGATACCCACTGGAAGGCGGCGGTGTTCATGATCGCCGCGGTGATCTCGTCCCAGTAGATGATCGCGGCGCCGATCGCCACGCCCAAGGCGATCAGCCCTACCACCGCCCAGGTGATCGGGTTGGCCCACAGCGCTGCGTTGAACAGCCAGGCGGCGGCGGTGGCGATGGTCCACACCGCGGACAATCCCAGCCAGGCGGTCTTCGCCAGCGCCACCACGAAGGTGATCGCGCCGATGCCGGCAGCCAGGCCGAATACCACTAGCGTGGCGATGCCGATCAGTCGGGTGATGTTCGGGAACAGCCCGGCCCAGCGCGTCATGGTCCCGGCAATGCCGGTTAGCCGCTCCATCAGCGGGGTCAGGATAGGAATCAGCGCCTGGCCGAAGGCAATGCGCAGCGCCTGCACCGCCGCGCCGAACTGCTGCCAGGGGTCGACCATGGCCTTGGCCATCTTCTCGGCCTGCTCGAGGCCGTGCACGTTGCCCAGTTGCTCCATGCTGTTGGCCAGGCCCGTGGTGTCGGTCATCAGCAGCTTGATCAGGCCCACGGCCTCGTCGGAGCCGAACGCCTTTTTCAGCGCGTCGGATTCGGCCACGTCCAGCGTGTCGCCGAACTTGCCCTTGAGCTTGTCCAGGATCTGCAGCATCGGCAGCATTCGGCCCTGGCTGTCGGTAAACGACAGGCCCAGTTTTTCCTGGGCGCCGCCCACCCCGGATAGGAAGGCCTTGTACTTGGTACCGGCCTCGGCGCCGCCCATGGTCGCCTGCAGCGTGCCGAGGATGGCCACCTGCTCGGATAGGCCGATGCCGGCGGACGTGGCACTGGCGCCGATCGACGTGAAGGCGTCGCTCATGTCCTTGCCGGTGGTCTTGAACATCTGTACGGCCAGCGCCGTCTGCCCCGTCAGGTTCTCCACCCACTCGGCCTTGCCCATGGCATCGGCCTGGTTCTTGAAGATGCCGTACATGGTGCCGACGTAGCTGGTGATCGTGCCGGCGTCGGCTTTGGTCGCCTTGGCCAGCAGGTTGCTCGCGTTGGTGAACGAAGAAAGCTGCTCGCCGGTGAGCCCGGCGATCGCCGACTGGATGTCATAGGCCGAGGAAACGAAGTCGCGGGCGTTCGCGCCATAGGCCACGGAGAATTGCAGCGCCTTGTCGTTCAGCCGCTGCAGCGCGTCCTCGGCCACGCCGAGGGATTTCACCTCGCCCAGGGCGCGGTTCATCTCCAGCGCCGGCTGCAGCGATTCGTTGATGGCCAGCCCAGCGCCCACCATGCCGGCCAGGCCGAAGCCCATCTGCCGGATGTTGTCCTGACCTTTCTCGGCCAGCTCGTTGAAGCCCATCTTCACCTTGCCCAGCGGGGCGCTGACCTGGTCGGTCAGCTTCAGGATGAAGTTCAGGGCGGCGCTGTTCGTAGCCATCGATCACCTAACCATTCAACGCATGGGCAATGCCGTTCGCTACGGCGATTTCCATGCGTCTCCAGTACTCGTCCTCCAGCCACTTGGCGGTGCCCATGTTCTCGGGGGTGGGCGCCGCGCCAGGTAGCCAGCGTTCAGCCAGGGCCATCAGCTGGCCCAGGCCGTCTTCGGTCAGTCGTTCGGCTCGGTGGAGGGCTTTTTTACCGCCACCTCAACGTCCGGGCTGTACTCCTCGAGCAGCGCGCCGGCCACCTGCATGGTCAGCACCGGGTTGGCCAGGAGCGGGCGCAGCGCGTCCTTCTGCTCGGGCTGCACGGTGGTGGTCAGCAGGTTGTGGCCGGGGGCGACCTTGTTGCTCGGGGTCAACGCGTTGAAGTACTTCGTCACGTCCTGGGCGGACAGGTTGAACGTGAAGTCAGTGGCGCCGATGGTGATCACGATCTGGCGTTGTGCGGTCATGCTCTGTTCCTCATAAGGGCTTCGATGTGGGCGCGCAGGTTGCTTTCCAGCTTGTCCATGGCACGCTCGAAATCGGTGGTTTTCGGGTAGTTCTGGGCGATCTCCACGCGCAGCTCCAGGTGCTCGCGGCGCGCCTCGCTCACCTGCCGGAACAGATGTGCCTGGAAGCCGATCACGGCGGTCAGCAGCAGCTCCGGCAGCAGGTTCATCAGGTTCTCCAGCAGGCCCATGTCAGGCGCTCCAGTTGCCACGCCCGCCAATGCGCACCGCGGCGTGCATCAGCCAGGCCAGGGCCTTGTTCATGCCTTCCTCGAGGAGGGCGGCGTGGAAGATCCTGTCCGCCTCGCGCTTGGTGAAGCGGTGGGTCAGGTTCGTGTAGATGAAGTCGTGCACGACGGCCGGCCGGCGGGCCTGCACGTGGTCGCGCGGCACGATGCGCCAGGCGAGGCGCGGCACGCTGGCCAGGTCGGTGCGGTAGCCCACCGGCACGATCACGCGGCGCCCGTCGGCGGTGCGGTACTGCAGCGGCTTGACCACCTTCCACAGCGCGTCGCCGGGCACATGGCGCAGCTCCAGGTCGCTTTCAAAAGGCATCGGCGGCGCACTCCACGCGGATCCGGTTCGGCGCCGTGCTGGTGGCGATCGCCTCGCGCAGCACGCTGCGGCCGATCTCCGGCGCCGCGCAGTAGCGGCTCACCAGCGTGCCGGCGGCGGTGGCCACCGGGTTGCTACCGGTACAAGCGGCAATGCCGAGGGTGGTGACCAGGGCAAGCGCGCAGGCCAGCAGCTGGGTCTTGAACGAGTACTTCATGGTCAGTAGCTCCAGATCATCGGGCGGGGCAGCTGCTCGGCTGGCGCCATGTCCAGGTGAATGAACCGCCCGCTGCCTTTCTGCTGAATGCCGATGCCGGTGAAGGGCAGCGTCATGGCCAGGCGCAGGATGGAAACCGCCGCCGCACCGCTGCAGGCGATGTCCAGCGCCGCGCCGGTGCTGTGCGCGCCGGGCTTGGTCTTGCGCGCCTCGACCGGGTGCTGGCGGCAGCGGTAGGCGCTGCTGATCACCAGCGGCTGGCCGTACAGCGTGCGCAGCTGCTGCACCGCCTCCATGAAGGCTGGGTCCATCTCGGTCCCATCGCTGCCGCACTGGCCGCATTTGCAGCGCAGTTCGGCGTAGCTGAAGTTCGGCCAGGGGCTCTTCATCGGGTGGCTCGCTTCTCGAAAAGGAATTGGCACGGGGTGCAGCGGGTCACCCCGCCCAGCGCGCGGCGCTTGGCGGGGATCTCCTCGTCGCAGTCCTGGCAGTGGTGCAGGCTCGGGCCGTTCGGTGAGCGGGCCAGCTGGGCGGCCAGGGCGCGCTCCAACTCCCGTTCTTCGCGGTCAACCGCGCGATCGACCCAGTCCGCCATCAGCGCAGCCCCTCGATCTCTTCAGCGGCGAGATACGGCACGCCGTTGATGCGGATGAAGTCCGGGCTGGTAACGTCGAAAGGCACCTTGTGCTTGCTCTTCTCGCCGCCCTTGGGGTCGATGTTCAGCAGGCTGGATACCTTCAACTTGCAGCCGAAGGCCTCCACGCGCAGCTCCTCGTCGCCGGCCTTGGCGAAGAACACCGAGTCGAACGGATCGAGCTGGCGGAAGCTGCCAGCGCGCTTGGCGGCCTCGATCAGCAGGTTGAAGTTGGCGGTGTCGAATTCCATTTCACCGCTGGCGGATACGTCGCCGTCCACGTGCCCATTGGGCACGCCCTTGTCCTGGGCCACCGCGGTGTTGTCGGTGATGTCCAGGGTGCAGCTCTCGACGTGAACCAGCAGGTCGCCCAGGTTCACGTCGAAGTTTTTGCCACCGATACGTGCCATGCGGGCTTACTCCGAATCGTCGTTGGAAAGGTCGAGGGCGATGTTCGCCGTGAGGTCTTTCGGGCAGTTGTAGGGCTTGAGCTTCAGGTAGGCCTCGACCTTCGTTTTGCTCTGCCACACCAGCACGATGTCGCCGTCTTTCGGCGGCTCGATCTCGCCCGGGAACACCTGGCCGGCGAACTGCACCGAACGCGACATGGCGCGCAGCGGCGCCATCAGCGCACTGGTGGCTGCGGCCATGGAATTGGGGGTGCTGTTCAGGCGGCGGTCGGCGACCCGCTGGATCAGCAGGATGCGCACCCGGCGCGCGGCCTTGTCCGCCAGGCGCAGGTACTCCACCACCTGGAAGTCGCTGCCCGGCGCGTCGAGCATGTTGCCGTCGCCCCAGAACACGCCCGGGTAGTCGGGGTACGTCTGCGACACGCTGAAGCGGGCGCTGTCCAGCTCGGCGCGGATGGCCGAGGGCAGCGGGATGTCGTCGACGTCCACCGGCGTTTCGCCCAGGCCCAGCACGGCGCCTGTGGCCACGCGCATGGGGCTGTCGGCGATGCTCACCGCGGCGTTGGCCAGGCGCCCGGCCAGCACGCCCAGGTCGTTGCCGTGTAGCTGCGGTACCACCAGCACGCGCGGCGCGGCCAGGTCCTGGACGATGGCGCGCTGCTCGATCAGGTACTGGTTCCAGGTCTGCAGGTCCGGATCGCAACCGGCGGTGGCCGCCATCACAAACACGCGGCGGCCGTAGGTGCTGTTCAGCATCACCGCGGCGTCGTGCATCGCACTCAGCTCGGCGCCGCTGGTCACCGGCGAGGTGATCACCACCGCCTCGACCGAGAAACCCTGCTGCTGGGAGTACTCCAGGGCGTCCTGCCAGTTGCCGGCTACCGCATCGATCGGCGCAGCCAGGCAGGCCCAGCGGTCGCCGCCGTTCAGGCGCGCCGCGGTGACCTGGCGCTTCAGGTCGCTGTCGGCTTCGCCCAGCGCCGCGTCCAGATCGCTCTGGGTGTTCAGGGGGATCAGCTCGCCGACGTTCGCCGCGGCCGGGCCGATGAAAAGGAAATAGCGCTCGATCTCGGTCACGGCACCCTGGCCGAGGTTGAGATTGTTGACGCTGACTTTGCCGAGTGCCATGCAGTGCCTCGCTAGCGGGGTGAGTTAAGGATTTGTTCGAGCACCTGGTTCACCAGCAGCCGGGTGTCGCGGTCGGAATCCACACCGAGGAACTGGCGCTTGGGCAGGGTGATTTCCCAGCTCTGGGTGCCGGATGACTCAGCGTTGCCATCAGTGAGGATGCGAATCAGCAGGCCGGCCTGCTGGTACTGCACGTGCTCCAGAATCCAGGCCACCGAAGGGCGGGTGAGGCTCTTCTTTCCTGCCTGGCGCACGCGGAAGCCGAGGCGGCGCAGCCGCTTGGCCTGCTTTTCGGTCGCGCCTTGTCCAGGGCGAACGGTGTTCCAGCGGCGCATCTGTGCCGCGGTGCGGCGCTCGCTGTTGCCGTGGTGCTGTTGTGCGGCGATCCAGCGTGTAAGGCCGTTCCGCCAGCCCAGCTCGGCCACTTCGGCGTTCACGCGGGTGATCTGGAGAAGCTTGCCGAGGCCGGCTTCCATCTTCTTCTTGCCCTTGCCGTCGCCCTTGCGTGGCTCGAACGGACTGCCGTCCAGGTTGCGCTGTTGGCGGATGCGCTGGCGGCTCATCGTCCGGACGCGCTTGCCCACGTTGTTCAGCAGCCGGCGGCGCAGCTTCGGCGGCAGGCTCAACAGAGCCAGCTGTTCACGAACGCCCAGATAGCCGCGGGCATCGAGCTCGAAGGTGCTACGCGCCATGGCTGGCCACCTCCCCGTGTTCGGCAATCCACAGGTCGAACGGCACGAAGGCCCAGCGTTTGCCGAAGGCCTCGATCTCGCCGTCGTCGGCTTCGGCCAGGTACTGCGGCTCGATGAATTCCAGGGTCAGCTCAACGTCGGCCAGGTCGTTGTCCAGCTGCTCGATGTCGAAGGTCGGCGCCGGCAGATCGTCGTCCCGGTCGGGGTCGTGGTTCTCCAGCCAGCTACCGAGCAGGGCCATCAGCCGGCCCGGGTGGTCGGCGAAGCGTTCCATCACGATCACCGCTCGGTAGCGCATGTCGCCCAGGTGCAGGCCGTCCAGGTCGGGCTTCCAGGTGAGGTTGAGCGTGACCTGCTCGGCCCAGCTGTCGAGCTGTTCCGGAGCGACCAAACGGCGCTCGAGCAGAAAGGTGGTCAGGGCACGGAGCTTGTTCACAGCAGCACCGCCGTGATCCGGCCACGGCCTTGCAGCAGGCGCACGGCCTGTTGGCTGAAGGCGAGGAACTGGTCTTCGGTGGCGGGTGATTCCTTGGCGATGTTCTCGGCCGACTCGCGGCGGTTCACCGTGGCGAACTGCTGCAGCAGGTAGGCCTTGGCGCGGCAGTACACGGCGCGCTTGTACGTCGCTACGTGAAATGTGCGCTCCGGCAGGACCATGGGGTCCGCACTTTCCACGCTGGTGACGCCTGCCGCCTGCCAATCCGCTTTGCGCTTGGCCAGGTCTACGTTCACTTCGCCCATGGCGAAGGCAATGCCCTCGGCCAGTAGCTCGCTCAGGTACTCCGCCGGCAGGCGGTAGCCCTTCTGGAACTCGGCAACGGAGAGGTCCGGCCAGAAGCCGTCATTCTCTATCGCTTGGTCCACCAGGGTGGTCGGTTTACCTGAAAAGCTCATCGCTGGCCGCTCGAATAGGGCGGGGTGACTGCGTCGGGTGGTACTGGCTCAAAGCCGGAACACCTGGGCAGGCCCCGCTGGGGGGGTAGCTGGTTACGCGGTACCGGCTTCGGCCTGCTGCTTGCGCAGCGCCTTCTCGGCACCTTCAAGGCGCGTTTTCACGCCGATTTCCGGGTACAGCTCGGTGGCACGGTTGAGGTGCGCAACAGCCGGGGCCCAGTCCTTACGCTCCATTGCCAGCACGCCGAGCAACTTGTGGTAGCGGGCCGGGATGCGCTCGAACAGCTGCCAGGGGGCGGGGCGCTCGGATTCGCCGCCTTGCTTGAAGCCGTCCCAGTTGCCATCCACACGCGGCAGCAGCTGTGATACGTAGGGTTCCGGGCTGCGGCCGGCCTTGTGCTCGGCCTCGGCCCAGTCGATCAGCTCGTCGGCGACGAAGGTCTGCACGTCACGCTTGAAGCGTTCCGGCAGCTGCTGGCCCTGCCCAATCGCGAAGTCGGCAAGCTCAATGCCGGCTTCGAACTGCACCGTGTCGAACAGCCAGACCAGCACCTGCATCAGCACCGGGTTCGGGTGGTTCAGGCCCGACTCGCGGTAGCGCTGCACGTAGTCCAGGTACTTGGGCAGCAGCTCGTCGCGCTTGAGTGCCTGGCGTGCCTCGCGGCTGTTGATGGCACTGATGCGTTCCAGGTCCGCATCCATCGCGGTGGTCATCAGGGCCAGGTGCTTCTGGGCGTTGGCAGGGCCGGCCAGGGCGGTGGCGGGCGTGTAAGCCCTCGCACCGGTGGCCGCTGCTGCCGCACCCTGTTCGCGCACGCGGCGCTTATGGGCTAGGGCCAGGCTCATGTCAGACGAACTCCACGTTGGCGGACTCGATGGCCGCGAACTTGCCCAGTTGCTCGATCACGTAGCCCTCGTTGCGGCTGTTGTAATCCTCAACCTGGGAGCGCTTGGGGTTCTCCTGGATGTGCCGGCGCCAGCTGGTGTCCTGGAAGTAGATGGACAGGTTGTCCCAGCTGGTGACCACCACGCCGCGGCTCGGGAAGTGCGGGCAGGTGAAAGTCGGCAGACCGCCGTAGGTGGCGATCACCTGGGCCATCTCGATGCGTTCTTTCTCGGTCGGGGTGTCGCCCTGGGCGGCGTACAGCTTGGCCTTGTCGTGGGCCAGCAGCTCGCGGCCGACGATGGCGATCAGGTCGCCGCCGTCGCGGAATTCCTCGTCGATCATCAGGGACACGTCGTGCACCAGGGCGTCGAGGTTGGCGTAGTCGCCGGTCGCGCCGATCTGGATCTTGCCGGCCACCTTGGCGCCTTGGGCCAGCACCTGCTCCGGCGCCTGCTCGCGGGCGATCTGCAGCCAGCCCTTGTTCACGTCCTGGAGCAGCGGGTTGGCTACGCGGTCAGTGGTGGCGGCGGCGCTGGTCCCGTTCCAGCCGATCATGATGCGGTCGAGCGCGATCTGCTTCTGCACCGCGGCGGAATAGCGCTGCGGGAAGTTCGGGAACTTGGCCCAGGCGTCGATGCTGGCGTACTTCAGCGCCACGTCGCTGTGGGTTTCGAACAGCTCGTAGCCTTGGCCGTCCAGGCCCAGCACGTTGCGAGCGACGCGGTCGGCGTTGCTGGTGTCGGTACGGCCGGTCACCGTGCCGCTGGTACCCAGCATCACCTTCTCGCCCTTGATCTCGCTGACCGGGATCACGTTGATCCGGGACAGGAAGGTCGAGCTGTGGGTGATCTTGTCGTTCAGCGTCTGCGCATGGGTCGGCGTGACGTTGAATTCTTCGCGCACCGTTTCCACGCCATAGGTGGTGGCGATCGCAACGGCGAGGGCGCTGAATTTCAGGCGGGCTGCTTGGCTCAGGCTCATATCAGTACACGGCCTCTTGGTTGTCGTCGGCCGCGCCAGTGGTGTTGGGCACGTCTTTGCCCTTGCCCTGGTTCAGCGCGGTGTTGAATTTCTCGGTCAGGTCATCCAGCGAGGTTTTCAGGCTGTTGAACTGCTCGGCGGTGATACCGGTGGCCTTGTCGCCGTCCTTGCCGGCTTCCGGCTCGGTGACGGCGGGCTTCTCGGGCTCGGTGGGCTTTGCGGCAAAGGTGGCAGCGCTCGTTTCCAGGCTGGTGGCCACGGTGCCGAGCTTGTCCACCGCGGCGGCGAAGGCCTGCACGGTTTTCGGATCCATTGGGGTGCTCTCGTCTTTGGGGGTTGCGGGGGATTCGGGACCGCCCTTGCCGAGGGCGCTGAACAGACGGGTGAAGAAGGAAAGGGCGGCGGCTTCGTCCGTGTCGGGCGCGGCGATCAGCTCGCCCAGCGGCTCGAGGTTGGCGAAGTAATTGCCCTTCTCCGCGCGGCGGGAGAAGTGCAGGGGCTCGGTGCCCAGGCTGGCGGGCTCGTCGGTCACGGCCAGGCCGGCAAGATAGGCTTTGCCGGTGTCGGCGAACTCGGGCTGGATCTCGATGCTGGTGAACAGCTTCTGGGCTTCCTTGTTCAGCGCAAGCAGCCGGTCGTTGGGCTGCAGCTTGGCGAACAGGGCGACCTTGCCGTCTTCCAGGTCTTCGGCCTTCAGCTCGGTGACGGTGCCGAAGCTGCCGACATACCGGATGTGCTCGTACCAGATCGTCGCGGTGTACAGCGCGGGGTTGTAGGCCTCGGCCATGTCGCGCAGGTCCTGCGCCTCGATCGTGCGGCCGTCGGCGGTTTTGCCGCTGGTGGCGACGCGTTTCCAGTCGGTAACAAGGGAGCGGGGCATGAACTTTTCGGCTCTGTCGGGGTTCAGATGCCGCCACCATAGGCACCGCCCAGGTACCCCTCAAACGCTTTGTTTTCGCCCCGTTCCTAGCTGCGAAATCTAGGAATTGCCCGCAATTTATCCGCGCGTTTGCCTCTTTTTCGCCGCATAGACTGCGGCGCATGCCTTACTCCATCGAGATCAAAGAAACCGCCAAGCGTCTGTACCTGCGCCGCGCCAAACCGCGCGAAATACAGGCCGAGCTCGGCTTGCCCAACGTCCGGATCGTCTACTACTGGATCGCCAAGGGCGGCTGGGACGAGATGCTGACGGACGAGGAGCCGCTGACCGCCGTCAGCCGGCGCATCACCCTGCTGCTGGAGAAGCCCGGCACGCTGGCCAAGGGCGAGCTGGACGAGCTGGACCGCCTCACCACGGTGCGCGAACGCCTGCTGAAGCAATGCGCCAAGCAACTGCAGCCAGCCGGCGAGGCGCCGCCGGAGCGCGGCCAGGGGCGCGACGCGCCGCAGGGCGAGCGGCAACAGCGGCGGGGCGGCAAAGGTGGACCGCGGGAGAAGAAGCCGAAGAACGACGTCACGGGCCTCTCCGAAGTCGACTTCCTGGAGAAGTTCACGGCCAACATGTTCGGCTACCAGCAGGAGCTGTTCGCCGCCAAGCAGAACCCGCTGACCTGCCGCATCCGCAATGTGCTGAAAAGCCGGCAGGTGGGCCTGACCTACTACTTCGCCGCCGAAGCCTTCATGGATGCGGTGCTGACCGGCGACAACCAGATGTTTCTCTCGGCCAGCCGGGCGCAGTCCGAGATCTTCCGCAGCTACATCATCGCTTTCGCTGCCGAGTGGTTCGGCATCCAGCTCACCGGCAACCCCATCGTGCTCAGCCGCGACGGCAAGCCCTGGGCCGAGCTGCGCTTTCTCAGCACCAACAGCAGCACCGCCCAGGGTCACCACGGGCACGTCTACATCGACGAGTACTTCTGGATCCGTGACTTCGAGAAGCTGAACAGCCTCGCCGGGGCAATGGCCACCCACAAAAAGTGGCGAAAAACCTACTTTTCCACGCCCAGCGCCGTCACCCATCAGGCCTACCCGTTCTGGACTGGCGAGGAGTTCCGCAACAGCAAGCGCGGCAAAAAGCTCGGGCAGGAGTGGCCCAGCGAAGCGGCCATCCACCAGGGCGCGCTCTGTCCGGACGGCCAGTGGCGCAAGATCATCACCATCGAGGACGCCGTGGCCGGCGGCTGCGATCTCTTCGATATCGATCGCCTGCGCCTGGAGAACGACGAAGACCGCTTCGATCAGCTCTACATGTGCAAATTCATCGACAGCACGCAGAGCGTTTTCAGCCTGGCCGACCTCGAGCGCTGCTACTCCGACCAGAGCCTGTGGGCCGACTACGACCCCGACCCGAACGCCCCGCGCCCATTCGGCAACAGCCCGGTCTGGCTCGGTTATGACCCCAGCCGCACACGCGACGACGCCACCTGCGTGGTGGTCGCGCCACCGCTGGAAGCCGGCGGCAAGTTTCGCATCCTGGAGAAGCACAGCTGGCGAGGACACTCGTTCACCTACCAGGCCGGCCAGGTCAAGAAGCTCACCGAGCGCTTCAACGTCGTGCACATCGGCATCGACATCACCGGGGTGGGCTACGGCGTATTCGACCTGGTGCGCGACTTCTTCCCGCGGGCCACGCCGATCCACTACAGCCTGGAGACGAAGAATGCCCTGGTGCTCAAGGCTCAGGACACCGTCCAGGGCAGCCGCATCGAGTGGGACGCCGGCTGGAACGACATCGCCGCGGCCTTCCTGACGATCAAGCGTGGCGCCACTGCCAGCGGCCAGATCACCTACAGCGCCTCGCGCACCGACGCCACCGGCCATGCCGATATCGCCTGGGCGATCATGCACGCGCTGGCCCACGAACCCCTCAACACCAACAAACGGCGGCGCAGCCGCTGGTCATCACTCGAACAGGTCAGCCATGGCAAAGCGCAAACCGCAGCAGCAACAAGCAACCAACCGGGCGCCCAAGGCGTTCTCGTTCGGCGCGCCCGAATCGGTGCTGGCCGAAAACATGGGCCAGTACCTGGGCGTGTTCGCCAGCGACGACGGGCGCCTGTATACGCCGCCGGTGTCGCGCACCGGGCTGGCCAAGCTGCTGCGCGCCAACGCTCACCACGGCGCCATTCCGAAGTTCAAGCGCAACCTGCTGTTGCGTGACTTCCGCCCCTCGGTCGGCTGCAGCGCGCAGACCATGGGGCGCGCCGCGCTCGATTTCATCGTCTTCGGCGAGGCCTACTTCCAGCGCATGCGCAACATCATCGGCCAGGTGCTCGAGCTGCAGCACCTGCCGGCAATCAACATGCGGCGCAAGGTCGGCGGGGGCTTCGTGATGCTGCTGCCCAAGGGGCAGGAACTGCACTTCGAGGAAGATGAGGTGGAGCACGTGATGGATTACGACGTCGAGCAGAACGTCTACGGCGTGCCCGACTACCTGGGCGGCATGCACTCGCTGCTGCTCAACGAGAGCGCCACGCTGTTCCGGCGCCGCTACTACAACAACGGCGCGCACGCGGGCTTCATCTTCTACACCAACGACCCGGACTTGTCGGAGGACGACGAGAAAGCCCTGCAGGCACAGATCGCGGGCAGTAAAGGGGTGGGCAACTTCCGCTCGATGTTCGTGAACATCCCGGGCGGTACCGAAAAGGCGATTCAGATCATTCCGGTCGGGGACGTCGCCACCAAGGACGAGTTCGAGCGCATCAAGAACATCACCCGGGCGGACGTGATCGCCGCACACCGCATGAACCCTGCGCTGGCCGGCATCATGCCGGAGAACTCCAGCGGCTTCGGCGACATCGAGAAGATCGACCGCGTGTTCACCAACAACGAGATCCGCCCGATCGCCATGCTGTTCCTGCAGATCAACGCCACGCTGCGCGCCGATCGGCGGGTGGCCTGGAACGAGCCGGCATCGGGCTGAATGCGACATATGTGCATATTTGCCGACATATGCAGACGACTTTAGAATTCGAGGTGGCATTCCGCCATGTGTTTCTAAGGACAGACGATGTACGAATACAAGATGGTCCAGGTGCCGCCGAGCATCGAGGTGAAGGCCAGCAAGCACAACGGGCAGGAGGCGGCGGTATACCTCGAAACCATCGCGAACCAGTACGCGGCGGAGGGCTGGGAGTTCTATCGGATCGACAGCGTGGGCGTCCAGGTGCAGGCGGGCTGCTTCGATGCGCTGGCGGGGCGCAAGGCCTCGAACAGCACCTACTACGTGATCAGCTTCCGTCGGCCGCGTTGAGCACGGTTGCCATCAAGGCGCTGATTCGGCTTTACCAGGCCACAGCGCCGCAGCGGTTGAGGGGCGCCTGCCGCTACGAGCCCAGCTGCTCCAACTACGCGCTGCTTGCGATCGACAAGTACGGTGCCTGGAAAGGATCGGGGATGGCCCTGCGGCGAATTCATCGGTGCCGGGTGCCCAACGGCGGCGAGGACTACCCATAGCGTGCAGTGATTCGAAATGGCCACTAGATGTTGTGGCAGAATAGTACCCGTATGGATACCTCGGGGGAGGGGCTACGGGTGCGAATCAACTGCAACGCTTGCCGGGGGAAAGCCCGGATCGGATCCCGCGACGAGCTTTCGGAGAACTTCGCCAGGCTCTACTGCCAGTGCCTGGACCCCTTGTGCGGTCATACCTTCGTGATGAACCTCACCTACTCGCACGCGCTGCGCCCTGCAGCTGGGGCGGTTGACCAATTGCTGTTCGACCGTCTCCGCCAGCTGCCTCGAGCGCAACAGCGTCAGCTGTTCGAACAGCTCGGCGCCGCGACTGGCTGACGTAGCGCGCTGGCCAGCGCCTTTACGTTGTTCCTGATACGAACTTCCACCATCTGCAGAATCCACCGCTGCCCCTCATTCACGGCTGTGTCCCCGCTTCCTGCCGCAGCGGCAGTTCCCATGTAAGCAATTACGTTTGCTACGTCCTCCATCTCATCGATCATCGTGTTAATTGCAGCATGAAGTTCGTGTTCCATTACTACCGTTCCCTTGGTGGTACATATCAGGGCTAGAAGTTTAGATATCGATTTTTTGCAGCGTCAAGCACTTTTTAGAACCGATAAAAATAATCCTGAAGGTGCTGATGACACAGCCGAAACCGTGCTAGGAGGCCCGCGCGACGGGCTCTGTCAGGATTGGTGGCTAGAATTCGTGCTTCCTGATTCTGGTTGGTCAATGCCGGCGAATTTGTTATTGCGTTAATTGAAGTTTTCGTCATTGCGTCATTTCGTTAAATGTTCAAAAGCGCAAAAGCACAAAAGCGCTTTTTCTCCTGTGCTGCCTTGGTCCGTATTTAAGTATTTACATAGTTACTTATTCACTTACTTTCTTACTTTGTTTCTTCGGGCACAAAAAAGAGCGCCGGAGCGCTCTTTCTGTTGCTGCGTGTCGCCTCGTTTTCAGGTTATTGGCCGACCTCCAAGGCGACCACACCGTAGCGGCGCTGGCCGTTCAGGTCCTCGAATGCTGCCACGAACAGGCCGGATGGCAGCGGGATCTGCACCACCCCGTTGCCGGTTTCGTGCTGCAGCAGCTGGGTGGCCTCCACCAGGGCAAAGCCGGTTGGCAGGTCCAGCTGCTCACGCGCCTTTCGCTGCTGTGCCTCGGGTACCGCGATCAGTTGTCCATCGATCAGCATGGCGTTCTCCTCACATGCACATCGGCGCGTTGCTGCCGGTGCGCTCCAGGTCCAGTTGTTCCCATACCGAGAGCAGCCGGCCGTGCTTGTCGCGATTGCGCTTCTGCACGCTGGGCAGCTCGTCGCGCTCATTGCAGAGATTCTCGGGTGCCTCCTCGAGCACCGGGACGGCGGCGTCAGTCATTGGCCACCTCCTCGAGCAGGTCACCCGGGTGGGTGAAGGTGGTGCGCTCGCGCGGGTTGAGCAGGTCGGGTTGTTCCTGGAGCAGGCCCGGCGCCAAGCCCAGCTTCCTGGCCAGTGCTTCGGCAGCGTGGCGGGCATCAATGGTGCAGCTCGCCGTCTGTTTCTCACCGCGCACGGTGGCCATGTAGGTCATGCCGGTGAAGCGGGTGCGGATTTCAATGGACATTGGCAACCTCCGCCGGCTGCGCCCGCGCTACATGCCGAGCAGTGCGTTGCAGCACCTCGACGGCCGTGCCGGTGTCGTTGTATTTCTCGATCGCGCGGGCTGATTTGCTGATCATCATTTCGCAGGCCTTGCGAACGTCTTCTGGCGTGGCGCAACCACAGGCCCTGCAGTAGGCAGCCAGCATCACTTCCGCGGCGCCGTCGGCTTCATCACGCGTCAGCATGAGCCACCTCCGCCAACTCGACGTCGTGGTAGTCGGGAACCTCCACATCAGCGGCAACGCAGCGGATTCCGCACCATCCAAACGGACCATTCTCGGTACCGCCCCAGCCTTCCTCGTTGTGCAGGTCCTCCGTCCAGATCGGGCCCGGGTTGTCGAACGGCCTGTTGGTCGCTTCTGTAAAGCTGGTTCCGCCTTCGTTCAGCATCAGCCCGATCAGGCGCTGCCCGGCGAGGCGGATTACCGTCCGCACGACGTCGCCGTTCTCCTTCTGCAGGCGGTAGTGATCGCCGCTCCAGAACTGGTTGATCATCTCAGCACGCTCCGCCGTCAGGATGTCGTGGTTAACTTCCAAGGTAACGCTGTAGTCCTTCCAGGACTCGCTGACGGTGTAGCGCTTGATGTTGATGTTCTGCATAGGTCACCTCAATTCAAAGTAGACGCAGCGGCACGGGGCGCGGCGCAGGGGTGGGCGAGCAGCTTGGTGATCACCGCGGCATCGGCCGGGGTGAGTTCGCCGAGCCGGTGGGCCATGTCGGCCACGCTTTCCAGGCGGATTCGTGCCTCGGCGGTTTTCTGCACCTGGTAGCGGACCAGCGCCTCGCCGACGATGGACGTGGCGGTCACCAATAGGTGACGGGGTGCTGTGGTAGCCTTTGCTCCGCTGCCGCTTGGGTGTTGTGCTTGCATGGTGTTGCTCCTTTGCTGGTGGTAGGTGTCGGGGAGTTGCACCTCCTCGACACCCTCTTTTCAGCCCCGCCCGGGTAGGGCGCTGGCCCTCTCTTTCGCTTAGTAGAGCCGCGGGCTGGCCGTGAATACCGGGCGCATCTCGCGCCGCACTTCGAACATCCCCAGATCCTTCCCGTCCAGGTCCTGAAGGTGGACCCGTGTCAGCTCGGCTGGCAGCGCGGTCGGGTGGTGGTCGCGCCAGTGGCAGCTCGCGGCCAGCTCGGCCAGCGATTCGGCTGTCATCACCTCGATGCAGGCGATCGGCAGATCGATATGGCTGGAGACGCCGTTGGCGCAGTAGGTCAGTCGCATGGCGCTTATTCCTCGCCCGCTTTCTTGGCCCAGCCCAGCAGCTCATACGGCTCGACAAGCGCGCGACGCTCGACAGAGCAGCCGCCCTCGTCGTCAAAGGTGACGGTCATGCCGCGGAGCGCGAACTCCTCGGGGAAGTTCTTCTCACCCAGCTCGATGGCGCGATTGCAGGCTGCGGTGTAGGCGGTATTGAGTTGTGCCACCTGTTCGTCGAAGGACCGTTTGGCGTCTGCCAGACGCTGCTCGGCATCGACGACCTCTTCGTGGAAACGCTCGAGAAGGTGCATGGAATCCAGCAGCTTGCTCATCGGCTTGGCGGTGGGGGTCTGAGTTTGCTTGGTCATGGTGTTGCTCCTTTCAGTGGTGGGTGCGGAGTAGGTCGAAGGTGGCGGCGAACACGTCGTCGCCCAGCACGCCGGCGCTCAGGTGGCCGTAGTGCATGCCAAGTTCGCGGGTGATCCAGTGGGCTTGCTCGGGGCGCTCCAGGCTGATCATCGCCAGCAGCAGGGCGCGGCGCGGCAGGTCGAGGCTGTTCAGGGTTTTCAGCAGCGCGGGCAGGGGGCCCAGCTGGGCGTCAGCCCAGGTATTAATGCCGCCTTGGGCAAATGGGAACGCTTCGCCGCCGATCAGCTCGGCGCCCTTCTTCCAGGCAGCAAAGTAGGGATCAGTGCCGATCGGCAGCAGCTGACCCAGGGTTTGTGCTGCTGTGGCGAGCTGCTCGCCGGTGATCAACGGCATCAGCGGGTGGCTATTCATGGTTGCGGTACTCCTCTCTCATTTGGTTCAGGCGTCGGCGCATGTCTTCGCGGTACTCGTCGGGGAAAGTCGGGTCAGCGAGCCATTCGCGGATCTGCCGAGGCGTCCAGCGGCTCAGCATGTCGAGCGCCAGGCAGTCCCGGAGCATGGCTTCGTCAGTGGAAATCGCTGGCATGGGCAGGCCCGGAAAAGGAAAACGGCGGGTTGACCCCCAAAACGTCTGGAATGTCTGGAATGTCGAAAACCTGACAGGCCTGAAACCCGCATGGTTGCAGGGCTGCGTAATTTTTTTGACATTCCAGTGCTACTGGAATGTTCTGGAATGTCGGAGATTTGGCAGAGGGCGCAAAGCCGCGTGGCACTAGGGCTGCAGGGCGATTCCGAGGAATTCCAGTAATTCCGGATTTACTGGAATGTTCTGGTATGAAAAACATTCCAGCGCATTCCAGTGGCATGAAGCTTGATCGAGCCTTGCAAGTGACTGTATTCATTGACTATTCCTTAACATTCCAGAAATTCCAGATAGATTGGGGGAACACACAGAAACGCCTTCTATCCCTACGCACGCACATACGCACACGTATAAACCCATACAGATCAACTACTTACACGGCACGCTTGAAGATCCAGCAGTTGACCCCCCGCCGTTCGATCCTGGAGTAGATCTTCCGGCTCTCGACGAAGGCGTAGGTGCGGCTCTGTGGTAGGTAGCGGCGCAGCTGAGAGGTGGGGATGGACTCTTGCCCGGCCTGGCGACTGACCTGGTTGAAGTGCTCGAGGTTGATTGCGATCAGGCCTTTCTCGGCGCTGTGGTTGAGGGTTTCGCGGATCTCCTCGCGGGTGCCGTCGGCGTCGGTGATGGTGACCACCTGTTCGTTGAGGTAGTGGTAGATCTGCCAGAACTGCGAGGCCGTGGGGTGCTCGGCGCTGATGCGCTGCTGGCGTTCCAGGGCACGCCCGTCCAGGTGCTTTGCCAACTGCTCGAGGTCGCGGTCTGTCCAGTCGGGGAAGAACACCTGGGTGGCCTTTGCCGCCGCCATGATCTGGGCGTGGCACAGGGCGATCCGGCTATGGGTCACGCCACTCAGCGAGCTGAAGCGCCGCTCGTACTTGGGGAAGGCCTCGAAGTAGCGCTGCAGCCAGGCCTGTTCCTGGCTCAGTACGGTGCGCAGGAAGCCCGACAGGCTATCCACGTCCATGCCTTTCAGCCGCTCGGCCAGCGGCTTCAGCGCGTCGCTGTGGTGGTCCAGGGTCATGTGCAGGTAGACGATCCGCGTGATGATGGCTTCGGAGCCGTCCACGCTGGTGTTCTGCGAGATACACACGGCGCCGCGGAAGATCAGCGACTCGGTGTCGCTGTTGGCACTGCGCACGCCCATCACGCGCAGCTTGGCCTTGTAGTCGAACAGCGGCTTGATCTCGTCCCAGTTGTACTGGACGGTCAGGGTGCGGCCCATGCCGTCGGTGGTTTCCTTGTCTGACTCGAGCAGCACGACGGGCAGGTTGCTCACGCCGGCCAGGGCGCGCAGCAGGCCGATCGCCGACGCACCGCTGCCGCTGGGCTTGATGCCTTCTTCATCCTTGCGGCCGACCAGGCGCCAGAGGAAGCGCAGCAGGGTGGTTTTGCCGGAGCCGGCCACACCGGTCAGTTCCAGGAATGGCCAGCTCGATTGCCGCGCGCGGATCTGCTCGGCGAACAGGGTGCCGGTCCACCAGCTGAGCGTGGCCAGGCCGTTGAGGTTGAACACCGCGCGGAAGTCGGCGAACCAGGAAGGGTCGAACTCCTGGCCGCGCACCACCGGGTAGTTGCGCATGGAGGTCTTGAGGCCATCGGACCCGACGTCCAGGAAGCCGTGCTTGTTGACGCCGATTTCCTTACCCTTGGCGATGCCGAAGGTGGGGTAGCAGTAGGCGCCGCTGACGTCGTCGTAGCCGACGAAGGGCAGGGTGCGGACGGTGCGGACATCGCGCAGCCATTCGCTCTTGAGCATGGCCAGTACGCGCTCGCCGCCCTCGAACATGCCGCCAGGCGTGCGCTCGAGCAGGGCCTTGGCGAAGCCACGCGGGTCAGTAATGGCGTTGGGTGCCAGCGGTTCCTTGCAGCTCTGCCGGGCGTTGGGGAAGTCGAACTGGAAGAAGTAGCGCTGCTCGCCGGTGACGGCGTCCTTCTCGATGTATTCGAAGCGCGGGATGCAGTTGGCTACCTGGGACAGGGTGGTGTGCTTGGCGAACTCGGGGCTGTGGCCCTCGATGTCGTCACCGTCCAGATCCTTCTGCAGCTCGGTGAGGTTCACGCGGGCCGAATACAGGTGGTTGTTGAACTCGACCAGGAAGAAACCCTTGGGCTTGCGCAGGTATTGCAGGTACGCCTTCTTCATCGGCGTTTTCGCACTGAACAGCCGGCCCTGGTAGCAGGCCTCGTCCATGAAGGCGTCGTCCAGCTGGCCATCGCGGTACACGTCGTCCCAGTCCCGCTCGCCGGCGAGCGCCACCCAGCCCAATTCGCGCATGTCGCGTAGCTGCTTGAGGTACTTGGGGATGTAGTTGCGGCCGGCCTGGTCGTCGTCCAGGGCGATCACCCAGGTGACTGACTTGCCTTTGTTGGCCTCGACGATGTCCCAGGGGAAGTTCACGCAGCTGATCGCGGCGATGGCCTTGAAGCCGGCGAGGTGCAGCGCAACGGCGTGGAAGATGCCCTCGACGATGTAGACCCGGTCGCTCTTGTCGATGGTCTGGCCAGGCGGCACCCAGCCGTTGCCCTTGTAAGACATACCGTACTTGATGCCGGCTTTGTCGCCGTCGTTACGGGCCACCGCGGTGGCATCGATGATCCGTTCCCAGTAGCCGTCGCACAGCGGGAAGCGCACCGTGTCCGCCCAGCTCTCGTCCTTCAGCTTGCGCCGCGCCTGGCTGTACCAGCCCTTCATCTTCGCGGTATCGAAGCCGCGGTTGCGCTGCAGGTAGGCGTCGGCGGTGGCGTTGGGGTTGGCCTCGGTCTTGGGGAAGCGCTCGCTCAGGTTTTCGAACAGGTAGCTGTAGCGCTCCCGGGTCTTTTCCTCATAGCGGCACTCGTTCTCGCGGTTGCATTTGAGCTGGTACGGCTTGGCCCGGCTGATGAACAGCTTGCGCTCGCCGCAGCTCGGGCAGACGCCCTTCTGCAGGTACTTGTCGTTGATGCTGGCGAAGTCCAGTTCCCGGTCTTGCTCCAGGGCCTTCACGACGTCCAGTCGGTAGATGTCCTCGAATTGCATATCAAGCCCCTCAGCGCTGGGAGCTGGATTTGGAGTTGTCCGCTCTGACTCGCTCGGCCTGTTCCGCCGCTTCCATGGCGATGTGGATCATGTTGACCAGGACGGCTTGCTTCGAGCCCGTTGTCTTTTCACGGATGAGCAGGCGACCGTTCTTGATCTCCTTTCTGATCGTGCTCTCCGACTGCCCGGTACGCCGGGCTAGCTCCGCAACTGTGGTGTATGGCGTGTCGATCACGATATTCATTTGGTAAGCTCTCCTAGTCATATGTGCTGCATATATACACATATGAGTACTTTAAGCATACAAATGGATATGTCAAGGGGTGGGAGAATGGAGCTCGGCGAGAAGCTGAAATTGATGCGCACCCGGGAACGGATGACGCAGGGGGAAATGGCTGCGGAGGTGGAGATAAGCCTGAGCAGCCTGAAGAACTATGAGCTGGGCTTGCGCAAGGAAGTCAGCGCCCTCGCGCTGCTGAAGATCACCACCCACCCGCGGTTCAAGAAGTACACGCTCTGGCTGATGTGCGACGAGATTGCGCCGGAGTGCGGGCAAGTCAGCCCCGTCTGATCCAGTGTCGATCAAGAAGCTCGAGGACGGGCGCTACGAAGTTGATTGCCGACCGGAAGGCCGCAACGGCCCTCGCATTCGCAAGAAATTCCGGACGAAGAACGAAGCGCTGGTTTACCAGAACCGGATCATGGGCGACGGTGCGCGGGGTTCGTTCGAGAAGAAGCCCAAGCGGGACGAGCGCCTGCTGTCCGACCTGGTCACGCTCTGGTTCAACAATCACGGGCGCACTCTGAAGCGCGGCGAGGAACGGGAGCGCGCGTTGCAGGCGATGGCCACTCGCATGGGCAACCCTCGGGCTTCTGACTTCACCACCACCCATTTCACGCAGTACCGGGCCGATCGCCTGGACGGCAAGTATGGTCGGGACAGCGCCGGCAGCGGGCGGAAAAAGGGCGAGAAGGCCAAACCCGTCAGCGCCAACACTCTGAATCATGAACTGGCCTACCTGCGGGCAGTGTTCAACGAGCTCGAGCGGCTGGGGGAATGGGTGGGCGATAACCCGCTGGCGAAGGTGCGGGCGCTGAAGTTCGACGAGACAGAGATGGCGTACCTGGAGCGCGATCAGATCCAGCCATTGCTGGCCGCCCTGGACGAGATCTCCCCGAAAGCCGGAGTGGTGGCGCGGATCTGCCTGGCCACCGGCGCCAGGTGGTCAGAGGCGGAAGGGTTGACTGCTCGCCAGGTGCGCGACTGCCGGATCCACTACACCAGGACGAAGTCCTCGAAAAACCGGGCGGTGCCGATCACTGAGGATCTGCAGAAGAAGATCAAGGCTGCTCTGCCGTTTGGCGATTGCTACAAGCGCTTCGGCGAGGCGGTCGACGCGGTAAGTCTCGACCTGCCGGCAGGCCAGCTGACCCACGTGCTGCGCCACACCTTTGCCAGCCATTACATGATGAACGGCGGCGACATCCTCACGCTGCAGCGCGTACTCGGTCACGCCTCGCTGGCCATGACCATGAAATACGCCCACTTCAGCCCTGGGCACTTGGCTGAGGTGGTCACACTGAACCCGCTGGCGACGGCGGAAACTGAGAAGGAGTAGTGCAATGCGTTTTAAGGAAATCCGAACGGAGCATGGGCAGACGCTCGTTGTGAACGCACACGACATCGTTGTGCTCGAGCCTAAGGACAAAACATGGGACACCGGCGGCATCGTGTGGCTTCGGGAGGGCTCCTGCCGTTACACCAACCTGTTTATTGATGCCGCCCAAGCGCAGGCCATTCGGACCTGGCTTATGGCTGTCTGAGCGATCCGTGGACACTTTGTGGACGTAGGCGCTGATGTGAAAAGCTAGAGCGCCCCGCTCAGAAACGCGAAAGCCCCGCATTGCGGGGCTTTCAATTATGGTGCCGGCACCAGGAGTCGAACCCGGGACCTACTGATTACAAGTCAGTTGCTCTACCAGCTGAGCTATACCGGCAAGTGAGGGTCGCCATTATATCCATTGCG